ATGGCAGTTTTTGCAATAATAGCCTCCAATGATGGGCCAGGTTTAGGCCTGAAAATTAAAAGCACCATTCAGCCTCAGGATTTTTGCGAGGTAGATGGGAATACATGGCTTGTTAGTGCCCCACAGCATATTGTGACAGCTAAAGAGCTTTCTGATTTTCTGGGAATATCGACGGGTGCTATCGGGCAGGTCGTCGTTCTTCATGTCACGACCTACTACGGTTTCCATAAACGCGAAATGTGGGACTGGCTGGCGATGAAAGGGGTTTAAGCGATGGCGGGTAATTACAACTATAATTCGTCCCCCAATAATGAAAGCCCTCGCAGGGACGGACCTCCCAGCCGTACGAACGAGAATGCGCAGATTCAGTGGTTGATTGAGTCTGTTACTCAGCTCAAAACCAGTCATGAATCACTGAATGGAAAAATTGAACAGCGGTTTGAGTGTCTGGAAACGAAGATCGACGCCAGAAATCAGACAACAGACGCCAGAGTCGATGCACGACATCAGACGACAGAACAAAAAATCAGTGGTAATCACGATCTCCTGATGAATAAAATCGAGACGATGGAGTTGAGAATTCAAAAATCGATTTCGGATTCAAAGGTTGACGGGATTAAGTGGGCAATCGGTCTGGCTATCGGCCTACCATCCGTTGCATGGATGGTGATTCAGATAGTGAAAGCTGTCATACGATGAACAAATACCCCCGGGTTACCAACTGGCGACCCTAAATGGTTTTAGAGTTCGAATATCTACGCTTCCGCCAAATAAAACAAGGGGTTACCGAAAGGTAGCCCCTTGTTACTTTGGGCTGTTGTTATATTGCTGCCCAACTGCCGCTTTCACTTCTCCTTACTCATCATCGGAACATCCAATGTCGGCGAAATTTTGACCTTACGATCATACGTCACAACCTGGCTTTCTGTTTTGTGTCCACTAAACATCTGCTTCTCTTTGCTACTACCTTCATAGTCTGAAATCGCCTTGGCTTTAATATCGTGGAATGTACCCGGAACAGGTCGACCCAGTTTCACCGCGGCTTGCTTTTTCGCGTTATTCCACCATGTATTGAATGTTTTTTTATTCATCCGTCCACCTGATGGTGAAGGGATTACATAACCGGCTGCTGATTTTCCGATAAGATGTTTTTTAGCCAAATCAATCGCTGCACGTAGACGGGGTGTCCATTTCTTGATCTGTTTTTTACCCGTCTTGTTTTGCTCAATAAAAATCCCATCTTCCATTAGCTCGGAAACTATCAAATCAAAAACGTCGCCTTCGCGGGCTGCACAGAGATAAGATATTTCCATCGCAACTTTTACTTCTATTCGTGCGCATTCGTAAACAGCCAGATAATCTTCATCTGGAATATAAATGTCACGATCTGCGAGAGTGAACTTACGGATCCCGCGACAGGGATTTCCCTTCACATAGCCACGTTCAAAGCCCCAACCAAAAACCCGCGACATGCTGGATACTTCCTGATTTGCCTGGTTCTTACTGGAAACGCCGCGCTTATCCATATAAATACGAACCTGCTCAATTTTAATGTCGTCTGCTTTCATCTTGCCGAATACCGCCAGTAGCTTCTTCTGGTGTTGGCGATAATCACTCTGGGTACGAGTCGCCAGCTCAGTGAATGTCGGGCTGTCGAGGAACATTCCCCATAGCTTGGCAAATGTCATTACGTCATGGCGCTCAGCTTTTGCTTTTTCGTAATTGGCCCAGAGTTTTGACATACTTGTTTCGCGTATCTTCCCCAAACTAATACTTTTCTTTGTACCTTTTGGTTTCCAGACATAGCTATATTTATTTTTTGTAACCCGAGGCGGAAGTTGTATATCCTTCGGATCTTTACGTGGTCTTCCCATAGATGGCGTCAAAGTTGGGTTCTGTTGCAACATACTCGTCAACCTTTGGCAATTCAGTAATATTTGGTGCCAGACTTCTACGCAGGACAATTGGGCGATTTCTTCGATCCGTAGTAAACGGAATGCCGTGACATCGAAGTTGACGCTGCTGTTCTGTGTACCGTCTGTATCCAGTAATTTCAGCAATTTCCACTGGTGACAGTGTGAGTTCGTACATAGCTATCACCTCAGATAGCCAGCCAGTAAAAGATAACTGGCTGGTGGGCGTAATTCTGAAAATAAAAAATCAGTTTTGAGTCAGTTTTTGCAGCACTCTATTACCCTCAATGAGACGCTGCCAGATTGCAGAAACATACCGGGCCTGGTGTATAGCATCGGCAAGGGCGTTGTGCCGTTCTCCCTCAAATGGGATGGTTTTCTTCGGGTCGATTCCAATTGCTTTACCGAGCTCTACAATTGTTCGAACATCGCGATCATTCCAGTATTCCCATGGGTATTCTTCAGCGATGAAATCAAATGAAGAACGCAGAATACAATTATCGAAAGATGCACCATTTCCCCAGACCTGTGCTTTTTTGCGACCGCCCGGGATATTTTCAAAAATGAATTCACCGAACTGGAGCAGGGCATCATGTAGCGGGATAGCATCATCATTAACGATTGCCGAGCGTGCTTCAGAGGACTGCTTAAGCCACCAGATGACGGTTGATGGATCCATTTTGGCGCCCCAATTCACTGAGGATTCCAGGCTTACGACTTTGTAGAAACTTTCTCCGATTGAGCCTGTTGCCGGATCAAACACAACTGCGCCGATAGCGACGATAGGAGCGTCTTGTTTATTCCCCATGGTTTCAAGGTCAACCATGACGTGAATATTATCTGCTGGTAAATCTTCAACATCATTATGATGTCCGGATTCAATATTTACGGTAGTTGTTTCGCTACCAATGTCAGCATTACCTGCACCTGTCTCAGTTGCTGTTTCGCTCTCAGAAATTTCATTATCAGTTTCGGTTTCATTCCCGAAATTCTCTTCCATCTGCACATCGCTGGTGGTCTCTTTTTCCTGGGCTGTGGTTTCTGATGACATGAGGCCATCAATGGAGAACACGCCGCCGCCGAGGTTGGCAACTCCTGGTTGCTTAGTTTCTGTCAGATGTTCTGTTACCCACTTTGGATCTGTTGGGTCACTTATCCCTTCAACAAACTCCCCGCGGTCTGCGGCAAGCTGGCGGCTAATTTCGCTTTCCCAGCTTTTGTTTGGGGTATGACGTGCTGCTTTTAGTGTTTCTTCTGAGGGGTTTGAATGCTCGCTTTCTGTAAGGCTCGCGCTGATATAACCACGAAGCCTATCTGGGAATGGAGTTAATCCAGAAGACGCTTCGCGGATCAGAGCGAAAATTGCTGCGCGCGAGTAATCGAGGATCCCAGGTGTGGCACGAAGTGATGAGGACCATTCTTTGAATGGACTTTCTTTTTTCTGAACGATTTCTTTCGCACGACGGTAAACGTCGCCCGGAATATCATAGATGTTAAAATCCATCGGCAGAGTTGCTAAGGCAATTTCTAGGTCCAAGCTATCAAAATCATGTCTAAGCTCTGGGTTACGGTCGGTCTTATTGCCGCCGCCAGCATTGGCGCCTGAAGGTGTACGACTTATTGATGATATGTAATTACCAGCAGCCCATTCTTTGGTTAGGACCCCACGGTCAATGTGTGCCGTTTCAAACCACAATTTGGTAACGCACGATGCATACGCCGCTGGAAAGTTGAATTCAAAGGGCGCTGCGATTCGAAATATAGCCCCTACTGGCACAAGCGCGATCTCCGCGGTTACATCCGTGAGGCGGCACTGACTACGGCGTATTGCATGGTTGAAAACTTGGCCTACAACAACGCAATGCACGATTTTTTCGCTGATGTGGGTGACAGGAATGGCTGGTCGCCTGAGTTCTCAGCATGGTATGACGGACGTCGAGAGCATTATCTCAAAGAAGCTCGCGACTACCTGAATGAAGCAGCCACCAACGACGAAATCGACGACGAAATAGAGAACGAACTGGAGGCCTGGAATGACTGAGCGCGGCATGATTTTTAACGCTGAGATGGTTCGAGCGCTTTTGAGCGGAAGGAAAACCCAGACGCGGAGACCAGTGAAATTCCCGGTGCGTGATAAAAATTTTGGGTGCGAGTTGGCTGGTAATGAACTGGCCGGGGAATTGTCTGCAGGAAACTATTTGAACAGCGCATACGGCAAGCCCGGCGATCACATCTGGGTGCGTGAAACGTTCTCATGCATTGGTAATGAAGATGGTCATCCTGTGGATGCAAAAGGCAACTTGTGCACCCGAGAAGAAGCGCAGCGTATCTACCGTGCCAGTGCGATCCAGAAACCCAATAATTATGGGCTTTGGTCGTCTCCTGATGGTTTCGATTTTGAAGGCGCCTGGACGCCATCAATTCATATGCCGCGCTGGGCCAGTCGCATTCTGCTGGAGATCATAGACGTGCGTGTTGAGCGCCTCAGAGAGATAAGCCAAGCAGATGCTGAAGCTGAGGGGGTTGGAAAACTGAAGAAAGGTTTCTGGAAAAACTATCAGCCAGGCTGGACGGAGTTTCAACTTACAGCGCGTGGTTCGTTCGCAACCCTTTGGAAATCGATCTATGGCGATGAAAGCTGGTATGCCGATCCATGGGTCTGGGTTATTGAGTTCAAACGAATTGAGGAGCAGGCAGCATGACCGATATCACCGAACTTGCGCAGAGAGAGAAATTCGAAGTGTGGGCGCATAGCCAGAAACTTAGCTTTGCTTATGGAGATTGTAGTTACGCTTTTTCCTCAACAGAAATGGCCTGCGGGCATGGATGGCATCATCCGCTGAGCTGGTAAGGGCTAACTTGACTGAGCTATGTGCAGCTAAAGAACTTGCAGCATGATGTATAATTCCCCTCATCAATTTGAGGTTTTTTTTTGTGAATCACGAAAATATTGCAGCAAAGAGTCAGGAAGAACGCGACAAAATTAGCGTTGATCTCGCAGCCTCCGGCGTAGCTTACAAAGAACGCCTGAACATGCCTGTTATCGCTGAAGCGGTGATGCGCGAACAGCCAGCGGAGTACCAGCAGTACTTCATGGAGCGTCTAAGGCACTACCGGGAACTGAGCTTGCAGTTGCCAAACGCATCTGATCCGCGTTACATCGAAATGTCATCGCAGATCGAGAAGAAGTGAATCTATGGTTAATGGTCCACTTAATAGCCACAAAAAGAACCTCAAAAATTTGTGCTGTGCAAATATGTCACATCTCATCTTTTAGCAAAAAGTGCTATTGGTGTGTGAATTTACACAACTTTTTTTTCATGCGATTTTTTTACAGTGCTAAATTTTGCCTATATCGTGAGATTACCCCAGGGGTAATTTCGTTGAAAATGCGGCTAACGTGAAAAACTGGTGTGATTATCTTCGTCGAACGTGTCGTGATCTTAGATAACGGATTATTGCTCTGGTATGGATAATGGTATTAGACTGCTCATACCAACTGATGGTGATGTTACCGTTAAAAGTAGTTTCGCACTCTTAATACACCGTTTTCATTAACATTTAGAGTCAAGTATGGGACGCCAAAGTCATGTCGGTTATCACAATTGTCGTGATGACGGCGGGTATGAGCATCTTAAGTCTAGTGTTCCTTTCTTGAGTGGTAATGGCGATAATCAATGGCTTACTCAAGGTTACTATTTTTGGACTGACTCCCTTTATTGGGCGCAAAAGTGGAACCCCGGTAAGAAGGTCGCAATAAGTGAGTTTTCAATCTCATTTAGCCACGATGAGGAGCTGCTAGACTTAGTAGGTAACACAGAGCAAATCTTTGAGTTCCAGCGTATGCGCGACAAAGTTGCTGGCCAATTGCATCTTAAGGATGTCAGTAAAGTTACCGTAAGCCAGCTTATAGCGTTTCTGAGAGAACTAGAACGACAACCGAAGACTAAGGGTATCTTCCCTTATCTTGCTATAAAAGCTCAGGATAACGCAAAAGTTGGATTCTTTAGGCGCATGTCATTCATCGCCGGTCGTCGTGAGGATTTATGCCTTGCAACGAGACAACAGATGTGTGTTTTTGCTCATGCTCGAGATGCTATTGCCTTTAAGGGGTTTGTGTCTCCTGATGAGTACAAAAACCGATAACGGGAGGATTTATGCTTTCCTTTGAAGAAAGAATGAAACTGTTGGATGCGGCTTTAGAAGCCCATACACCGGAAACGCTATTAGCTGAACTAAGTTCTTTCCCTGCTTATGGGGATTCCTTAGCTGCTTCATATGTAGCATGCGTTTCAGAAAAAGTGACAGTGATCGAACCTTGCAATCTTTTCGCTTCGAATCCGTGTGAAAGCACTTATTCCTTTGACGATGAGTACAACGAAGCCGCGTAAAAATGAAACTTCAATTACATGGGAACAAGGTCAATCAACTCATTTTGGTTGATGCCGAAGATAGAAAGTTGGAAAGCCAGTTCGGTCTCAGTTTTGAGCCCGTATTTGATGCTGAAAACGTTCGGGAATTCAAAATAATCTTTGATTTTGAATACATTACGGAAGAGGGCAAGTATCTCAGGGTTGACTATCATAGTACTTTCACTACGGATAGCGACATTGGAGATGAGTTCATATCCTCAAAGTTCCCTATCATCAACGCTCCTGCGATCGCCTTCCCATTTTTGAGGGCATTTGTTGCAAACGTACTTATCAGTAGTGGTTATCAGCCTGTTCTTTTACCTAGCGTGAACTTCGTTAACTTTATTGCTGAAGATATATCACAACCAACGTAAGAGACTTCAGAGTACTCTCACTGAAAATTTTACAGAACCCGCCATGTGCGGGTTTTTGTTTTATGGTTACAAGATTGACTTAAGTTGTATTTAATTGTACTGTTTAAATATACAGTATTTTCGTGTGGGGTTTAATTATGGGATTCCCGTCACCCGCAAAAGACTATGCAGAGCAAACACTTACAATAAACAGACTTTGCCAGATTGATGCTAACTGCCGCGTATTGGAGACGAGCGCAGGTTATGCCGTTATCGATGTTTCCCGGCGACCGAAGCAGGGCGACCATGTTCTCATTGCGTGCTGCGGGATAATTCAGTTTGGTATTGTTCGCGGTCGCGCACTCATTACTTCAGATGGTGAAGCGATAGAGGGCGACGCCCTGGACGATGTGGACGTGAAGGGCGTTTTAACCTTCGTGATCAACCGAGCAAATTGCGTCGAGGAAGACCCGAACCCTGTGATTTAACACAGACCCGCTACGGCGGGTTTTGTTTTTTTTGGGGAAAACTTCAAGTTAAACATGGGCATGTGATTAACAAAAAGTGACATCAAGGGCTTGAACATTCCACCTAACAGGTATACTGTTTATTTATACAGTATTTGCGTAAGGAGCTAATTATGAAAGTGGAAATCACAATTGATCGTCGCAAAAAGCTACCAGAGGGCGCTGTCCCGGCATTAGAGAAAGAGATGCTGCGAAGGATTGACCAAAACTTTAAAAACTGCAGTTTGATCATTCGCAGAACCGGTACTGATGGTCTGAGTGTGTTTGGTGGGATGGATGGGGACAAAAAGCGGGTGGAGCAAATCCTTCAGGATACCTGGGAAAGTGCTGACGACTGGTTCTATTGAGTAGAGGTCCAGTGGCTGACCTGGTTTATTTTGAGGATTTTGCTGTGGCTAAAAAACAACAAATGCCGAACACCGGCTATGTAGTAATCAGATGCGATGACGGGGTAATTGTTGCCCGTCTCACCTCTTTTCCCGTATGTGAGCGCGCTTTAATGTACCGTCGCGGTGATACTGTTTCGTTTATGCCTCTGCAGCCCGATGAGATCGTGGGGACTCTCTCGCTGTTTTCGCAGATGATTGAAAGAGCAAAGACCGTAGGGGGTTACCAGATTCCTCCGGGCTCTGTTACACTCCCGTCATAGGCCTGAACAACCTATACCTGCTGCGTCACGGAGAGAAACCATGGCGCAAACATAATTAATATCTGATGCGGAACAGGCTGGCGATCATGTTGATGGCGCTGGTCTTTCTTCATTCCACAACCTGACACCACGACAGCAGGAAGTTTTTGATCTGCTGGTGGCATATATCAATCAGCATGGCTACCCGCCGACCGTTCAGGAACTGGCCGGGCTTCTTGGCGTTAGCTCACCGAATGCTGTCGCTTTGCACCTTCGTGCGTTACATAAAAAAAACTTCATAAAACTATCTCGCGGTGTTTCCCGTGGGATTTCTGTCGTCGGAAGAAAGGAACCATTACTTGCCGTGCAACTGCTCCAGGAAATGATCGCTGATGAACCTGGGGCGCGTGATCGGGCGCTGGAGTTCCTGCGAGTGTACGAGGCCCGCCCATGAAGAAAAGCTGGTTTCTCCATGAACAACTTTCAGAGTCTCAGGCTCTGGAACTGGCGGAACGCTACCGGAAAAAGAATTGTCTGGTTGAGAAAAGCCTGTCGAGCGACTTTATCTCATGGGAACTCCGAGTGCTGTTGCCGGAATCCAGCAAGCCACCACGCATTAACAGAACCTACACACAAAAAATGTGGAGGGACTGATGCGTGCATTACTAAATGTTGATGTTGCCCGGCACCTGGGAATTGTGTTGCTTAAACCCGGGAAAGAGTTGATGCCTTTATTCAGCGGTGGGCGCGTGCTGGTGGAGACTCTGCCAGAAAAAATGAAGGCTCTACCAAGCGGGCGCATTCCTGACGTCGGGCAACCTTTACGAGATGATCCTGATATTCGACCATTCTTTATGAAAGAGCGGGTAGTGAGGGCTGCTGGTGGTGTGAATAGTCTCGAATCCTGGTTGCTTAAGAGGGTTAAGCATTGCCAGTGGCCACATTCTGATTATCACCATTCAGAGCTGGTAACGTTCCGGCATTCAACTGGGGCAATCGTCGCATGCTGGCATTGTGATAACGAGCTGAAGTACCAGACCGATCAAACCCTTGATAGGCTGGTAGGTATCAATAACGCAGATCTGATAATCGATGCTGCCCGTATCGCACTGGGATTTGACCCTGAACGCTCCCTGTCACTTGCTGAATTGTGCTGGTGGGCTGTCAGCGTTGGGATAGGGGACGAAATCACAGAAGAGATGGCGCGCCGTTCCCTCCGGCTTAAAGAAGAGGTTTTCCAGTCAGTCTACAAAGAAAGCGAAATCGTCCCATCGGTGCCGGCCACCAGCATTCTTTCCCCGCTTGTTGCTAAGGTTGCCAGGCATCCTGGACCACCAGCCCCGGTAAAACCAGAGGTGCCAGTGGTTGTTGATCCCGTGGCACCAGCCACTTTATTCACCAGACCTAAGCGGATCCGCTGGGTGTCAGATGGTTTTATTTCTTGGGTAAAAACTCAGCCATGTATGTGCTGCGGTCAGTCTGCCGACGATGCGCATCACCTTATCGGATGGGGGCAGGGCGGCGTTGGTACCAAGGCACACGATATTTTTACGATCCCTCTTTGCCGTAAGCATCACCGGACGCTTCATCACGATCCAGTTGCTTTCGAGAGTGAGTACGGCAGTCAGCCGGAATTAATTATTAAATTGCTGGACCGGGCCTATGCGCTCGGCGTTCTGGCGTAAGGAGAAGAGCATGATGACAGCACGTCAACGCCGGCTGCAGCGCGCAGGATTAGAAACAGTGGCCGCCGCGCCTCGCAAAAGCTGGTTAGGCCGGTTTACGCCCCTGAATGGCATTCAGTCTGCCTGGATTAAATCGCTACTTACAATATGGGGAGAGAGCATGCGCGGGGGAACAGCTCCCCGAAAGCCCACAGGCCACTCCTGCTGGCGAGGTTTGAAAGGGGACCGCTGGTCAGATAAAGCGCTGGAACGATTTACTGCCGCGATAGAACAGGCGAGGGAGGAGGGATATCGAGGCCAGCAAGCCTTAAACCGAGCACATGCGATTTTATGGCCTCAGCCTGTCATCGGCCTGATAGATTCCGCTATTCATGATGATGATGCCGAATTCGTAGAGCGCTGTGTTCTCGGCGCATTTGAAACGGCGGATCCGGTTTATCTGGTAGGAGTTAGTTATTACACCACACGTAAAAAAATCTCTGACATAACCCGGGAATTACAGCTGGTGGCTCCGTGGCTAACAGATGGTGAAGCCCGCAAGCGCGTGCGATGGTGCCTGGAAATATTCAGAGCAAAAACATTTCTGTCGGTACGAAAGGGAATTCAGGCTGATTAACAAAAAGTGCTATAAATCCCTTTTGATGTTGAAAATGGGCCAGAAAATCAGATAATCCATTCATGCTTGGCAGAGCTGCGCCACTCGGCAGCGACAAAAAGCGACAATTTGATTATAACGAGAGCCCCGCCAGTGCGGGGTTTTTGCTTTCCGGCGATACGACAGGGGTATTCGCGAGATGCTGAGCATCAGTACCCCTGTCATATCGTCGAGTTGTATTTTCCAGATTTAGACAAAATCTTGAGTGTGGTGGGTGAAGATTTTTGTTACTTTTCCTGCGTGGTGAATCCCCAACGCGGTGGAGTGTACAGCGGTTCCTATCTTTTATCGTAAGCACACGGATCGGTTCGCTGGCCGATTCTCCGGGAAGCACCCGGCACCACACACCTTAGGTGTTCGATTCTTTCTGTCCTGATTTCAGGGCCCTGTAGAGATACAGGGCTTTTTTATTGTCTATAATGTAGTTGTGATACCGATACCCGTGTATCACGCCCAATACAAAATCGAAGTCACATCCCTTTGCCAGTCCCTCCAGAGGCTGGCATTTTTTACCTGAATACTCCGTGTCAATTCCGCCTTCGCAAAACGACGTTGCTCCACGAAACGGAGCGCGCAACAGATAATGGCACTTTCCCTTATGGGACCTGGCTTAAATGCACTGAGCGCCATTATCGTTGTGGTGAATGCGCAGGCTGATGCGTGAAGCCGACGCGATGAAAATCAGCGAAGACCGCTAATGCGCTCCAGGTCGCTTTAGTAAATCGCGGGAGTACCAGAATAGGTTCAAGCCGGAGATCTGCACCGGCCACCAGACAATCACTTGATGACCTCGCTACCTTGCGGCGCTTTTTGCTATCTGGTGGATCAGATTTCAACCGCTTGTGGTGATTTCCAGCGTCAGTGATCCTCTGGCGACAATTAAAAATATTACCCACGACAATTACAGGCTGCGCATTTGCGTGGCCTTTTTCATTTCAGGCTCACGGGATTCATCATCGATACGGCTCGTTGTTAAATCAGCCCGATGGGCCTGATCCTTTCAAACTCACACAGCACCCCGTTAACCCGGAGGTGATATGGCTAAACGTATGCAAGATAAAGAAAGCATTGCCGGAGTTTCATGGCTGATTGTCCTTGCTCTGTCATGCTGGGGCGGCCTTGTCCGATACCTGATTGACGTTAAGCAAAACAAAGCCACCTGGAGCTGGATTAACGCTCTCGCTCAAATTGCGGTATCCGGGTTTACAGGGCTTATCGGCGGGTTGGTTAGCGTGGAAAGCGGACTTAGCCTTTACATGATCTTGGTAACTTCAGGCATTAGCGGTGCGATGGGCTCTGTGGCGCTTACGTACTTTTGGGAACGCATTACCGGAGTGAAAGCACAATGACAGCAGACCAGATCATTGAAGCCATCCTCGGCAAAGAAGGGGGTTACGTTAATAACCCGAATGATAAAGGTGGTCCTACTCGTTGGGGTATCACCCAGAACACAGCCCGTGCATACGGTTACAAAGGCGATATGAAAGAGCTCCCTAGGGATACTGCGAAAGAAATCTATATGCAGCAGTATTGGTTGGAGCCCAAATTTGACAAGATCGCCGAACTGTCACCATCAATCGCAGAAGAGTTATGCGATACCGGCGTCAACATGGGGCCGCGTGTTTCCACAACTTTCCTGCAGCGTTGGCTGACGGCACTGAACCAACGCGGCAAACTGTATCCCGACCTGAAACCAGATGGCGTCATCGGGAACATCACGATCGCCGCGCTGCGCAGTTACCTCGCCTTACGGGGTAGCGCCGGGGGCACGGTGATACTGAAAGGGTTGAACTGCAGTCAGGGCGCACGGTATCTCGAACTGGCGGAAGCGCGGGAAGCCAATGAAGAATTTCTCTTCGGGTGGGTGAAGGAGAGAGTAAACCTATGAAGCTTATTATTTTCTTCCTGCTTGCACTGGTGGCTGTTTTAACGTTGTTGCTGTTAAGAAAGTATACCCGTCTTGAGTTTGTGGGACATGCTCGCCTGTTACTTAGAACTTGGTCTGTTCGTCTGGGGACAGCTGGTGCACTGGTTGGTGTATGGGCGCAGTCATTCCCGCATGCAGCACTTCATGCCTGGGCGATGCTGCCACCGGACATCAAAAACATCTTGCCGCCAAACATCGTTGCGATGATTAGTCCCGCCCTGGTAGTGCTGGCGGTGCTCTCACAATACGTACGCCAGCCAGCATTGAAAGATAAGGCCGACGAACAGAAGGAGCCGCAACAATGAGCTTTGAAATTATTGCTGGGCTGGTGGTCCTCATCCTGGGTGCTATCGCTGGTGCGTTCGGCCGCGGGACCAGTAAGGCAGAAGCCAAAGCAGCACAAAAGCGTACTGAAGAGAAAGCCGCTGCTAGCGTCGCCGCGGCTGAACGGAAAGAGGAAGCCACCAGAGAGGCCAGCAATGTTCAGCAGACTGTTAGCCATATGCCTGATGACGATGTTGATCGGGAGCTGCGCGAAAACTTTACCCGCCCCGGTGGTGGTTGATACGGCCTGCAGCTGGGTACGAATTATCTACCTGACCGACCACGATATCGACGTGCTGGATAAGCAGACCAAGCGCGACATTCTGGCGCACAATAAATTGGTGCTAGCTAACTGCCAGAGCATTAACTCCTCTCAGCGAGTGAAATAAATGGCCTCATCCTTGAGGTCCACGGGTAAGTAAACGCAAGGTCTTTTATGTAATGGCTCTTTTAGCCTAGAAGCCAGCTCAGAAACAACAAGCGTAAGCGGTAAATAACTCGAAAATATTTTCAGAGCAGTTCAGGTGCGATATCCTGGCAAATAACAAATCGATGAGAATGTCTATCTCATCTAAGGGTAGTGGGTAAATCTCCCGATACTGCTCACAAACAGCACTCTCTTGTTAAAATTTTGTGATAGGATCTGGTCTTGTAAGGGGCAATCACATGATATCGTGTGACGAAGTTTTGAACTATGGAATGGCTGACTTAATGAATTCGGAGTAATTGTGACGATTCACAGCGATTTGGAAGCTTACTTATTACTTTTGCTTAACATGTGGCCTGTATTGATAGTCGTTTGTATTGGAATGGCATTGGCGTTTTATGGTGTATTCATGCGCAAGACGGCCATAACTTTAATCGTACTAGCAATAATTATTAGTGTGTTAGGTTGGATGTATGCCTGATTGTGGAAATATATTTTCCTTATTTCCTACGGTCGCTGATGCGGCCTTTTTTATGGGTATTAATGTATCTATCCCATACGTTTTGTGTTGATTTTTCTGGTGGGCGAATAAAAAAACGCCCTGTTTTATGGGGGAACAGGGCGAGATGTAATATGAATAAAAACAGTTATCGTTTTGGTCCAAACTGACGTTATCACATTTTTCGGATATTTCAATGCACTGGATACATCAAGTTCTAAATCCGGATGTTTCTTTTGCCAAATAGCCTTTGAATAGAGTTTTCTCAACGCCGCCCAGCAACACCATGATGTTTAACCAGTAGCCTCGCAGATGCGAGGCTTTTTTATTCATAAAGGTCCATGATGCAAAATATCAAGATTGAATACGTTAATGGCGTCATTGCTGGCCATTTAGTTTCTGGCTCAATATTCGGTACAACAATCCCCGCATTGAGCATCAAGCCAGGCGCCGATTGTAAGGAAAAACAGACTTCAACCATTACGATAAAAGTTGATATGGATGCTAGCGCAGCCCTGAAGACGATAGATGATGTCGGTAACGACATATCTAAGCGGATTGATACCGCTTTAAATATTGCGTTTAGACCGGGTAGTAAAGCCTGGTCTGCGATTAAGAATAACCGCTAACCAGAAAGCGCCGCTGCCACACAATACCCCACGCCGCTACCAGGTCATCGTTAAGGCGAAGGGAGTCTCCGGCGCGATGAATTTCATGGTTCGCCGATTTAACTACCAGGGGAATGTGGCCGGAACGTATGAAAACCGCCAGTTCTCCGCCACGGATACCTGGGCGACGTACGCCGCTGAGTTTAGCGCGCCATCGTCGGCGGCAGTGGATGGTTCTGTTTTTGCGCTCTACTGCTACCCGAACGCGTCGGCTATTCAGATTGATTACATCGCCATCTATGACATCACCGATGCGGTGGCCATCGATGCGAATACGTCTGCGGTCACGCAGCTGCAGCAGACGGTCACGCAGCAGGGCAAGTATATTGCTGCGAATGCCAGCGCCACGACCGCCGTTTCTGCAAGCCTGAAATCGGCGCTGGCGGATGCGGATAATAAAATCGCCGGCAACCTTGTACCAAACGGCGGGTTTGAACGTGATTTTGATAACTGGAACTACCCGGCCAATGCGTCCGTTATGACTGCCAGCGCCCCGCATACTGGCAGCAAGATTGTTAAGATGGTAGCTGCGCCGTCGGCAATGGTTTCGAGCCAGCAAACCATCAGCGTAATCAAAGGGCGAACGTATAAATTTGGCGCCTTCATGCGTGCCAAGAGCGGTACAGCAATGCTCCCCGGTACTCAAGGGAATAACAAAGTACGGTTCGCCTTCACGGACAACTCTACCATTCGGGAGGCTGCATTCGATCCGGCTAAACTGCCGACAGGCTCCACCTGGCAAGATGTCAGCGCGGTTTACACCGCCGGTAAAGATGGGCAAATGCTCTTCGGCGTAATGACCGCCCTCTCAGCTGGTGAGATTTATTTCGACGACGTATACGTTATCGATATTACTGACCGGGTCGATCTCGATGCCACGGCTGGCGCCGTATCTAACCTGCAGTCGACCGTGACACAGCAGGGAAAAGATATTGCCTCTAATGCCAGCGCGATCACGTCGGTCAACGCTTCAATCGGTGCGCTGCAGAGCCAGGGATTAAACCCCTGGTGTGATGGTTCCTTTGAATCATACACCGCAAACCAGCAACTGGGCAGCAGCTCGCTGGCGCGCGTCTCAACCGATGTTTACCGCAATGGCCAGAAGTCGCTCAAAATCACGCGTAACAACGGCGAGAACGGCAACAGCGACAAGATGATCGGGAACTGGCTTGCTGTTCGCGGTGGCGGTAAGTATCGGTTTTCTCTCTGGGCTTACATGGCCAGCGATATGTCGACACCGAACGGCTGGAACGTGTCTGTCGGCCTCTTTGCTCGCGGAGAGAATGGCGGCGCAAACCAATGGCCGGAAGCCGTCCGTATCTCCGAGACAAACATCTCGCGCGGCAAATGGGTTCTCCTGACGGGAGTAGCGACCGTCGGTGCCGACCGGAGCATTGCGCAGATGTGGATCTCCACCAGGGGGCCGAACGGTGGAGCCGGTTATTCGCTGTATCTGGACGATATCAGCATTGTCGATGTGACCGACGCACAGGAGGCGCAGGATACCGCCACTGGCGCCGCGAACGCCGTTACCCAGCTGACTGCGACCGTGACCCAGCAAGGGAAGGATATCACCGCGCAGGCAGGGCAAATCACCAGCCTCGGCTCGCGTGTGGGTGATGCAGAATCGCGCATCACCCGACAGGACGAAACCATCGCATCTAACGGCCTGGCAATGGCGACCGGCTTTAACCAGATGCGCAGCATGATTGGCGACAACAGCGCGGCAATCACCACGACGAACAAAACCGTTGCCGACCTGGAAAAATCAACCACTGAGCAAATCACCACGCTGACCTCGCAGGTCGGGGATATGTCTGCGACCGTTCAGCAGACGGCATCCACCGTGGCGGATTTAAACGGGAAATTGGGAGCGCAGTGGGGCGTGAAGGTCAACACGTCTTCCGGTGGTAATAACTACGTGGCGGGTATCCAGTTGGGGATTGACGGCAGCGGCCAGTCACAGTTCCTGGTCCAGGCTGATACGTTTGGCGTTTATGTGCCTAACGGCGATCAAAAAAATATGGTCTTCGGTATCGACGGGAACGGCGCTTATTTTCAGCAGGCAATGGCTCGTAACCTGACGATTAACTTTGGTCAGATTTCTGACAGCCTGCAGTCAACAAACTATCAACCCGGCTCCACCGGCTGGCGTTTGCCAAAAAATGGGGCTTTCGAAATGAATAGCAATGTACCTGGTCAAGGGAGGATTCAACTGGATGAATCAGGGCTTAAAGTTTTTGATCAAAACGGTGTCCTGCGTTTTGTTGGTGGGCGGTATTAGCATCCTGGTTAGTGGTTGTGCAGACCAGCGTTACAAGCCAACTGAATGCACTGTGACATACAAAATCAACACCTATCCGGTAAACGGGCAGTACCAGCTAAAAATCAATGCGGTCAGGTATGACCGCTTTGGTCGCATGCAGGTGCGTGTTGCACCTGGCCAGGCAGTTCGTCCCGTAGGGCACTGGCTGGCGACCGGATTTACTAATAAGGACTGTAAATAATGGGCTACGGCGCTCGAATGTACGACGCCAGTGGTAGGGATATAACCGGGGTATTCACCCCGGTTTTTTTTCTCGGTTCTTACACGCAGGCTTCGGGTTATGTCAATTATGGAAATCCACCACCGGGTAAAGCACTACGGTATTACGTGGTGGGTACAGCGGACTGGAAAGGAACGCCAGGCAGTTCACCTTCAGTATCCATTTCTGGAGGGGCCGCGTCGTGGAACGGCGTGGATCCCAGCATGTCACGAATTGTTTTTTTCTTCGGTCCTTAATTATGTATGGAATGCAAATTGTCGATGAAAACGGCGCCATGTGGATGAGTCCTGACTTTACGCCGATGAATCTTATTGACCGGGTCGTTATTCCTGGTAATAACGGATATGTTTTTCAATCGCGTATACCCGACAACATGCAATGCATGTTTTTCATTCGCTTTGACAATGACGCGGTATGTATCACGCGTGAATTTTCACAAAACGGGTTTAAATGCCTTCAGATAATCCGAACGACAGGAACAGGGAATATCACGGTCTACGCCTTTGGAAATATGGTTATAGATGTTCCCAGGTATGGCGGTTTTATTTTTGATGCGTCAGGCCGGATGGTTTATCACGCGGGGATGAAACCGTTAGAAGTACAAACCACAGCGATTAGTGGAAATATGAAACCGCGCGATATGGGTCAACCTATTGCGGTTTCGCCATGCGCCTCTTCGCTTATTTCTCAGCGAACCGGACAGCTGTGGACAATATTCAGAAGTTTCACTGGAGCCTATGGGAATTTCTTGTCGAATAACGCAATTCCTGCCGGTCAATCCGCTGGTCCAGCTGGTTTTGTTTACCAGACCACGGCGCTGTTCATTTTTTCCAGTAAATATGACTGAGGGGCACTATGGCTAACATTAGTGACGAATTGGCGGCCAGCATTCAGAAGTGCTTCGACCGCACTTATGTTGATTTAGCGAACCAACAGCAATATTTGTTCGGGGCAGGCAATGTGACAATCACTAAGCCGGACGGAACGACGGCCACCGTCAAGTCGTGGGCGCAGTTCCTGAGCGAATACGTCACACGACAGCAGAATATCGACACGGCGCTGACGGCGGCCAACAAGGATCAGGCCAAATATACCGCCACCAATACGTGGACGAAGTCGCAAACCTTCAACGCCGTGAACACATTTAGAGAGCTTGTCACATTCGAGAAGCAGGTGAATATCGGAGGGAAGGCGACAATCAGAAATGGCCTTGAGCTGTTTTTTGATACTCCTTACATTGATTTTCATCATGGGAATAGTGAGGCCGATTTTACACACAGGATCATCACTGAAGACGGAGCGCTGACTATCTCTCCCGGACTGAGGATCAGGAATGGCGGCCTGGGTGTGTACGCAGGAACTATCACAAACTATCACGGCAGCTATGCCCAGTCGTATGTCGCAATGTTGCAGAATGATCCGCCCAATGCCTCGACGGGGGATATAATTGCATCCCCGGCTATGACATGGCGGTTCAATAACCGAGGTGCTGACAATAATGGTGATTCAGGGGCGTGCTCAATCTGGTATGAGGAGCATGTTGGCGTAGCGCATAAGTTAGTGATTCAGGTTCGCGGGTTTAATGCTCCGGTACAATATACTGCATTCCTTCCAGACGGAAGGATTCAGAACAGCACGAAAGGGTTCGTCCAGTTTCAGGGAACATCCGACGCTCGCCTTAAGCACAACATTGAACCGACCGACGGACAACTGTCAGTCGAACGCATCCGGGCGCTTGAGCTTGTCACGTTCGTCTATAACGACGATGAGCATGAAAGGACGCGCCGGGGGATTATCGCGCAGCAGGCGCAGGACGTTGATCCGCAGTACGTCAAGAACAGCAAAATGGTGTACATGAAGGACGGGGAAAAGATCGAAACTGAATTTCTTCAACTGGACAACAACGTGATCATGATGGATACGCTCGCGGCGGTAAAGGTACTGATTAAGCGAGTAGACGAACTGGAGGAGAAATTATCTGCATTTGAAATCCAGTAA